GGAATACAACAGAAATTAGAGGACGAGAAAATTTTCATGTGAATGAATATCAAAAACCAACAGAATATTTTATAGATATAGATACTACAAACATATCTGTTGAAGAATGTATTTTAAAAATATCAACTAATAAAATAAAGTTATGAAAGAATGGAGTATTAAGCATCATGTAGAATCATCACTAAAAGCTAAGGATAATCAACATGCTATGTTTGTAGGAAGATGGCAACCATTACATGATGGACATAAAGCCTTATTTAACCAGGCTTTGATAAAGAATAAGAACGTATTGATATGTATCCGGGATATTAGCCCCGATGAAAAAAATCCGTTCAGTGCTGAGCAGGTAAAGAACAACATAGAAAATTATTATTCTGATATGAATGATAAAGTAAAAGTTATTATTATCCCTGATATATGCTCTATTGAATTTGGAAGAGGTGTTGGATATGATATTATAGAACATATTCCACCGACAGAAATAAGCGAAATATCAGCCACAAAAATTAGAGAAGAATTAAGAAATGAAGGAAAATTGTAACGTTCAATCAAATTCTGAGTTTAATAAAGAGTCTTCGTCATTAAAAAGGCATTTATTAAAAACAATTTCTTGGAGATTAGTCGGCACTATCGATACTATAATTTTAGGATGGATTATAACGGGTGATCCATTAACTGGATTAAAAATCGGAGCATTAGAAATATTAACTAAAATGACATTATACTTTATTCATGAAAGAGTTTGGTATAAATTTGTCAAGCTTAAATAATTAAATAAAATAAACAAATAAACAAAAACAATGGCAATACAAGTAACAGGGTTATTTCAAAACCCAGCAACAGGATTGATTTACGAATCTCCTAAATTAACATTAGTACCTCATTTAGAATATGCAGGTGTTATTAACATGGACGTCCATATCGGAGGAAATGGGACAGTTCCTTATTCAAATGTAGACAGAACTACATTAACTTATGATTTAACAATAACTGACCCATACAATCAATTGATCGATGGATTAGAAACAATGGTTATTGCTAACTTACAAACTGCAAACCCTATTAACGAACAAGCTACATTTGAAAAAGTAATGTTAGTTGAAGAAGAAACTGAAGAAGAAGAAGTAGTAGTTGAGGAAGAAACAGAAGAAGAAACAGAAGAAGAAGCAGAATAAGGTTGGATAATCAACTTTAATCTATTATATTACAATTAATTAAATAATTAAACAATATGCAAACATTAAAAATTAAATTGGGCAACATTTTCCTATTAGATTCAGAACTAAATGGAATGACACAGCCTGCTCAACAAAGTAATTCAGCCGAAACAGAACAACCATCTGAACCTACTGTAATACTTAAAGGTCTTATTAATGAAATATTACCACTTTCTACAAAATTTTGGTTATTAGAATTAAATAAAGAACTTCAACCTATTAAAGAATCAATAAATAGTCTTCGTGAAGAACTTATTAAAAAATACGGAACTGTAACAGAAGACGGAGCAATCTTTATTCCTGTATATAAAAAAGACAGCGAAGTGTATGATGAAAACGGAAATGTTATTGAAGCAGAGGTAAGTGAAGAATATACTAACTTTCAAACAGAATTTAGTACTTTATTAAGCGAAGAAAAAGAAATTAAATATATGCCTATTTCTTTATCAGTATTAGACAAAATCGAAACAGACAAATCTTATTCATTTATTTTACAAAATCTAATAGAAAAGCCAGAGTAATATAATATGGAAAAGATAATAAAGAAATTAACTAATGAAGAATTGGAAGAGTTAAAATCCGTTCAAAACAAATATTTAGAACTAACAGCTCAACTAGGTCAAATTCATTTAGAAAAAATTAATTTAACGTTAGCATTATCTGGTATGGATGATGAACTTTCCAAATTACAAGGAGTATTTTTAGAACTAAAAGAACAAGAATCTAAGATTCAACAAGCATTTACTAAAAAATACGGAATGGGGTCAGTAAACCTAGAATCAGGCGAATTTATTTCGGAGGTTTGATAATAAGTTTCTATAATTATATTCGTAGAGAAATTCTTCTTTACTTTTATTATAAAAACAAATAAAATAATATAACAAATAAAAATGGCAACAGAAAGAATTATCAGTCCTGGAGTATTTACGAATGAAAATGATTTATCATTTCTTCCAGCTGGTATCGCTGCAATTGGTGCTGCATTTATAGGACCTACATTAAAAGGTCCTGCAGGTGTACCAATGCAAGTTACTAGTTATCAAGACTACCAGATTATGTTTGGCGGCGAAGATTCGTCACAAACTTACATTCCGTACGCAGTAAAAAACTATCTTAGAAATGCTTCATCAGCAATGGTAGTTAGAATCTTAGGTGATGGTGGTTGGAGCTTTACAACTACAACAAACAAATTAGCAGCATTAGCTGGCGCTACTATTAATTCTGGGTCTAGTACCACTCAATTCAGAATTATATCAGGATTTCATCCAGCAAAAAATGACGCTAGTGCTAATTTAGATGCTCGTGCATCAACAGCAGTAAGTGGTAATATTGCTACTTCGTTTACAGTTACATTGTCAGGGTCAGGAGTACCGGCTATTGTAAAGTCTTTATCGATTAATCCTCAAAGAACGGATTATATTACAAAAGTATTAGGAACATCTCCAGATGCTACTAAAATAAGTAATACTAATTATTCTAATGGATTTTATTCTTATGTTAATTTCCAAAATTATTCAGAGAATTTAGCTCTTTCAGTAGGAGCAGTTACAGTAGTTACAGGAAGCACTGTTATATCTCAATCTATGGGTACAACAAATGTAAGTATGAACGCTGTATATTCTACCGCACAAAGTAGAATTGCATCAGGTTCTTTATCTACTAGTATTGCTAATTGGAATTTATTATCATCAACAGAACAAGGTCGTGTGACTTCACTTCATATAATGGGTTCTAGTTTAAACCAATTATTTTTAATTACAGTTCCAACCGCATCATTATTATCATTACCAAACTTTAGTCCTAGTTTATTATCATCAACTAATTTACAATACGTAAATTTATTTCCTGATCAACAAGATGGATTTGATTACTTTGGTAAATTAAATGTAGTTAGTGGTAGTAATGTAATAATGTATATTAGCAGAGGTGCTCTTTCAGAATCACAGCTAAACGATGGTTCTTGGACTAATTCTAGTGGAGCTTGGGTAGGTTCATTAACTTATACACAAGCACAATATCCTGTAGTTATATCTAGCAGTATAGCTGCTGTGCCTGCATCGCAATCATTATTTACACCACAAATTATAATGCTTACGTCGTCATATGATGTGACATTTGCAGATTATAGCTATGCATCTACTCCTTGGATTACTTCAGGACAAATATTAGGCGTTGGTATTTCATATTCAACTCAAAATTTATTTAAAGCTCATCATTTATCTGATGGTACTGATACTAATACAGATGTTAAAATATCTATTACAAACTTAAGAGAATTTTCTTCTGGTAGTTATTCTACATTTGATTTATTAGTTAGATCATATTCTGATACAGATAATAGACCTAATATATTAGAACAATACAGATCTTTAAATTTAAACCCTGATAGCCCGCAATATATTGCTCGTGTAATTGGAGATAAATATAAAGAATTTGATACAGTAACTAACAAAGTAGTTGAGTACGGCAATTATGCTAATATATCTAAGTATATTAGAATAGAAATGGATTCTGCAGTAGATTCAAAAGCTGTAAGCGAAACTTTATCACCTAGAGGATTTAGAACGTTAAAGCAAACTTTTATTGGATTTGCAAATGCAAATATGGTTGCCCCAGTATATTCTACATCACAAAACGGGCCAAATAACTCATATACCGGCAATAAGTTCTTAGGATGGGAATTTGGACAGTTAGATAATGTAAATTATTTAAAAGCAATTCCTACTTCTGCTTCTGTTGAAATTCCATCATTAGCTCCTGATTTTATAGTTGATAATTATACAATGCCAATTAATTCTGGAATTCAATATAATGGTATGCTAGATGCAAGAGTTGATATTACAGGAGTAACAGGACCTACACCTACAAATGTACAATTTACAGTTCCTTTACAAGGTGGTTCAGATGGTATGACTCCTGCGAAAGTAAAATTAAGCGGAGGAAATATTACTGCTACTAACTCTTTTGGATATAATTTATCTACTGCGACATCAGTAGGCTCTGTTAAATATACAGATGCTTTAGATACATTAGCAAATCAAGATGAATATGATATTAATGGTATATTTGCACCTGGCGTAATTAAAAGATTACATCCATATGTTGCAGAATATATGATTTCTACAGCAGAAGATCGTCAAGATGCATTTACTATTGTAGATGTTGGAGCTTATAATGATAGTATTGCAACAGTAGTAAATCAAACATCTGATATGGATACTAATTATGCTGCTACATATTATCCTTGGATGCAAGTATTAGATACGACAATAAATAAACCAATATGGGTACCACCTAGTGTATTAATGCCAGGAGTATTAGCATTTAATGATTCAGTTTCAGCTGAATGGTATGCACCAGCAGGTTTAAATAGAGGAGGTATTACAGATGCTATTAATGTAACGACAAAATTAAGTCATTCAGAAAGAGATACATTATATGAAAACAATGTTAATCCAATTGCTTCGTTTCCTGGTCAAGGGATTTGTGCTTGGGGTCAAAAGACTTTACAACAAAGACCTAGTGCATTAGACAGAATCAATGTAAGAAGATTATTAATTACAGTTAAGAAATATATTGCATCGACATCTAGATTTTTGGTATTTGAACAAAATACTGCTGCTACTAGAAACAGATTTTTAAGTATAGTTAATCCTTATTTAGAATCTATTCAACAGCGTCAAGGATTATATGCTTTTAGAGTAGTAATGGATGACACTAATAATACTCCAGCAGTAATTGACAGAAATTTATTAGTAGGCGACATTTATTTACAACCTTCTAAGACTGCGGAATTTATAGTTATTAACTTTAACTTAACTCCGACAGGAATGGAACTTCCAGCATAGTTAATAAAATAACTTTCGATTTTATAAAGCAGCTCTATATCTAAAAAATATAGGGCTGTTTTTTTCTTTATATGATATTTATTATAAAAAATAGATGGCAAAGAAACCAGAAAAAAAAGGCGCTACTGCAACAAGGGCATTTTTTAAACAATCAAAAAGAAAGCGCCCTGGTATTGTTTCGAAGAAAAAGTCGAGCAAAAATAAACAATCAAAGCACTATAAGAAAAGATATAAAGGTCAAGGAAGATGAAAAGTATATTGTTAGAGAATTTAATCAAAGAATGTCTTGAAGAAATAGAATCTGAAAAAACAATGTGCAAAGAATGTGCCATTAAATTTCTTCAAGAACTTAAAGCCAATCCTATATTAGGAGAAGCTGAATATAAAGGAAGAAAAGTTTCATTAGGAAAACCATTCTTAACTCCAGATGGTCCTAAAAAACGTTCTGTATATGTAAAGAATGAAAAAGGTAACGTAGTTAAAGTTAACTTTGGCGACCCTAACATGAGAATCAAGAAAAACATTCCTGCTAGAAGAAAATCATTTAGAGCACGTCATAAGTGCGATACAGCTAAAGACAGAACATCGGCTCGTTACTGGAGCTGCCGCGCCTGGTAAACAAATATAAACAATAAAATATTATGCCATATTCATATCATAAAGACGGCGACAAATATGTCGTTACTAAAAAAGATACCGGTAAAGAAGTCGGTCGTACTAAAGGTACAAAAGAAGCATTAAAAAAATACTTAGCAGCATTACATATAAATGCTAACGAAGGTAAAATTAATACTATGAAAAAATCAGAACTAACTAAAATGATTCAAGAAGTCATTAAAGAAGTAATATCAGAACAAATGTCTTCTAATAAAATAACCGAAGCTTATGTACCTGATAACATTAAAAAATTTGCCAAAAGAAAGGGAGTATCTTCTTTAGTTAATACAGTAGCTGGATGGGCAGAAAAAGCTGGCAAACGTATTACAGGCGGTACTGCTATTGGAAAAGATTATAGTACATTAATATTAGATATGGGTTATCAAACAGCTGATATTTATATTGATACAGAAGAAGGGACAATTGAATTATATGGCGAGCCAGTAAGAAACTTTAACGAATTTAAAAAAGTATGGCTTGATCAAATGACTGCAGATGAAATGGAAAAAGATGATAATCAATTTCGTAGAGAAACAGGTGTCGATGAATCAGCAGATTATGACACGGCAGTAGCATTTAGATTAGTTGCAAAAGATAACAGAGAAGCAGCATTAGCCGCACTTCAAACTGAGATAAATAAAATTACCGGTGTTGGCGGAAGATTTTCTAAAGTAAAAGTAACTGTTATTCCATCAAAAGGAAATCCTCAAGATATTATTATTAAATTAAATGGACCTAGCGCATTTTCAATGGGCAAAGACATTACTGCTAAAGATAAAACTAAAGCATATACAAACCCTGTTATCAGAAACAATTTTAGTAAAGTATCTCCATATACTCCTCAATTAACTAAAATATAATATCTGTATATTTCTACTATAACGAACAATAATCTTATATTATGGAAAGTATATTAAGTATCGTATCTAGTTCATTACCGGCGTTCTTAACCGGTGTATTAGGGCCTGTTGCTATATTAGTAGCAAGACATTATCTTCAAGAACATAAAAAAACCAAAGACCCTATTAAAGATGCGGCAGAGAATGGCGAAATTATTTGTAAAATTCTAGATCAAATATTAGATGAATCTTCATTAGACCGTGTATGGATTACCCAATTCCATAACGGAGGACATTTTTATCCTACAGGGAAATCTATTCAAAAGTTTTCTATGATATATGAAGCTGTAAGTGCAAATGCTGAATCAATTCGCCATAACTTTCAAAATATACCGATAAATTTATTCAGTAAATCAATTAACAGACTTTTAGATCACGACAGAATTATTATTGTAGATTATAAAGACGAAGAAATACCAACTTACGGATTACGTTATTTGGCAGAAGAAACAAATTGTAAATCTTCGTATATGTTTGCTCTTAAAAACATTGACGGAAAAATGATTGGAGTTCTTTCAGCCGAAGCAACAAAACGTAAAAAAGATTTAAATGACGAAGTATACGACAATATAAAAACTCATGCAGCTCAAATAGGTGTTTTATTAGATGCTTTTTTACGAAAAAAATAAAATATTAGTTTTTAACGAAACATAATAATTATATTAAATAACAAATATAAACATATAAAAATATGCCAGAAATATTAGACCCCTCGGAAATAATGTTCCAAAGTTGGGAACCAAAACAAACTAATAGATTCTTTATGTATATTGAAGGTATTCCTTCTTTTATTATTAAAGCTGCTGCTAGACCCAATTTAACGTCAAATATAACAGTATTAGATCATATCAACGTAGATAGAAAAGTAAAAGGTAAGTCACGTTGGCAAGATATTTCTATTACGTTATACGATCCAATTGTACCTTCAGGAGCTCAAGCTATTATGGAATGGATTCGTTTAGGACATGAAAGCGTAACAGGACGTGATGGATATAGTGATTTTTACAAAAAAGACATTACTTTTAATTCTTTAGGACCAGTAGGTGATAAAGTAGAAGAATGGGTATTAAAAGGCGCTTGGTGTTCAGATGTTAATTTTAACGAAATGGATTGGGCGAATGACGGAGAAGCAGTGACTATTACGGTTACTATTACTTATGACTACGCCATACTTAACTATTGATTTTTACATAATTTAAAAATAGCAAAATCATTAGGAATTTTGAGATTTTTCATTTATATTTACAATAAACGATGAACAAAGAATTTATAAAATTAATTTCATATCTGTTACATTCTTCTACGCAG